AATCAGGAGGGTATCCTAATGGCACGCGGAGGTTTCCGCCCTGGCGCCGGGCGTAAAAAAGGCACAGGCAAGAAAGAGAAAACGGAAACAAAAAAAACGCTTCCAACCCATGAAACCGAAGAGAATCGCAAGCTCCGGGAACTGCTGTCGTATGACCGGAAGGCGAAGGCAAAAATTTACCATGAGTTTGTAAATCGTCTGGGCAAAGGGGATGCCCTATCTATCACAGAAAAGAAGTTCATGGACAAAATCGGGGCTGAGTTATCGGCGGAGTTGAACAAAGCTGAAAGGATAGAAGCGGCAGCCGAGAACCTTACTCCCCTCGATTATATGCTGAAGGTGATGAACGACCAACAGGCCGAAAAAGAACGGCGTGACCGCATGGCGCAGGCAGCCGCGCCATATATCCACGCGAGGGCAGGAGAGGGGGTAGGCAAAAAAGATGAAAAAGCAGAGAGGGCAGAGCGGGCGGCACAGGGTAAATTTGCGCCCGGCAAACCGCCGGAACTGAAGGTTATAAGATGACCTGGTCAACGTCCTGCAAAGATTGGGAGAAAAGAATCCTTGCCGGTGAATCCCTGATTCCCTTTCCGCCGTTGTTCCCACAAGAGGCCGAAGAAGGCCTTGCTGTAATGAGGGATTTGTATCTTGTCGACGTTCTGGGGCGGCCAACAATAGGCCAGGTGGCGCGTCCCTGGTTGATTGACTTTGCGGCGTCCATATTCGGAGCATACGACACGAAGGCAGGGCGGCGGCTTATCATGGAGTTTTTTCTCCTCGTATCAAAGAAGAACAGCAAATCAACCACAGCGGCAGCCATTATGCTTACTGCTCTAATCCGTAATTGGAGAGACTCAGCAGAGTTCCTTATCCTCGCCCCTACGGTAGAGATCGCCAATAACAGCTTCTACCCTGCCCGTGACATGGTGAATGCCGATAGGGAACTATCTGACTTAATGCATGTTCAGAACCACTTACGGCAAATAACGCACATGAAATCCGGCGCCACTTTAAAAGTTGTTGCAGCCGATAACGAGACCGTAGGCGGCAAAAAGGCGACAGGTATATTGCTTGATGAATGCTGGCTATTCGGGAAACAACCGAATGCTGAGAATATGCTCCGTGAGGCTTGTGGCGGTCTTGCATCAAGGCCGGAAGGCTTCATAATATGGCTGTCAACACAATCCGATGAAGCCCCGGCCGGCGTGTTTAAACAGAAACTTGATTATGCAAGGGGCGTGAGGGACGGGAGGATAGACGATAACCGTTTCTTACCCGTCATCTACGAGTTTCCAAAACATATTCTTGATACAAAACAGCACCTTGATCCGAAAATGTTCTATGTCACAAATCCAAACCTGGGCGCGTCCGTTGACGAAGAATTTATAATCAGGGAATTTAAGAAGGCAGAGGAACAGGGTGAAGAGTCCATGCGCGGTTTCCTCGCCAAACATCTCAATGTTGAAATGGGAATGAACCTGAAAACGCACAGGTGGGCCGGGGCGGACTTTTGGGAAGAGGCGGCGGGATTAGTAACCCTTAAAATGATACTTGAACAATCCGAGGTTGTGGTAATCGGCATTGACGGCGGCGGCCTCGATGACCTTTTGGGGCTTGCCGTTATCGGCAGGGACGCGGAAACCGGGGGCTGGTATCTATTCACGCGGGCGTGGTGCAATCCTATTGCGTTGGAACGTAGGAAATCGGAGGCGGCCCGGTATAGGGACTTCCAGAAAGACGGCGACTTGATTATCGTGGAAGAGATCGGCCAGGACGTTCAGCAAGTCGGGGATATTGTCATGCAGTGCGAGAACGCGGGGCTGCTTGACCGGATCGGCGTTGATCCCGTCGGCATCGGTGACATCGTTGATGAAGTTCAGGCGCGGGGCATTGAGCATGACCGCGTTGTCGGCATTCCGCAGGGGTGGCGGCTTTCCGGGGCCATTAAGACCCTCGAGCGCCGTGTTGCTGAAAAGACAGTCACCCACGGGGGGCAGCCACTTATGACATGGTGTGTCGGTAACGCCCGTGTAGAACCGAAGGGGAACGCAATATTAATTACCAAACAGGCAAGCGGCACAGGGAAGATAGACCCGTTGATGGCGACGTTTAACGCGGTGGCGCTGATGGCGTTAAACCCGTCCCCTCGAAGGGCTAAATCCGCCTACGACGGCCTTACAGCAGAGGAAATGAAAGCGAGGATGATCCTGTAATGACAACCTGGGCAAAAAAAGATTATTACCGGCCCGATGAAGTGGCTATTTACTTCTCGATTAACAGGCGGACGGTTTACCGCTGGATTGAAACAGGCAAGATCGAGGCCGTAAAAGTTGGCAAAATGCTAAGAGTCCCAAGAGAAGCATTAGAAAATATAATAATCAAAGAAACAGACCAGTAAAACCCCTTTTTTCTCTCAAAAAAAATAAACAAAAGTAAAAAACTGTGACATTAGTGTACTTTAGTGTACTTTAGTACCTTGCGCTCCCCGAATTCTTTGTCAAACTTATCATAGATATGAAAATTGCAGTGTAATTAAAAGGTGCAAACATAATTATGTGAGGCTAATAACCGGCATTGATTAAATTATTCCCAACCATAAAGTCCTGGGTAACAAGGGCACAACACGCCTTTGATATGCGGGATGTTTTCGTTTTTGGCGGCCTTGCCCTTCTGGGATATGGCCTTTTTTTGTTGCGTCCGTGGCTGGGGTATAGTGTGGCGGGACTGCTGCTTATGATTATCGGCTATTTGATGGAGGATAAGGCATAAATGGGCATTATATCAAGGCTAAAGCGTCCCCAAGCAATGAATAGTCACCAGCTGCAAAAGCTGATAATCGACACATACGGCGGTGGAATGACCTCAAGCGGCATATCCGTAAGCAGTGATACCGCGCTGCGCCTTGCAACTGTTCAAAAGTGTGTGCGTGTCAGGGCTGCAACGATGGCGTCCTTGCCCTGTCACATTATGACAAAGCAAGGAGAGATGAAGGAAAAAGCTGAAGATTTTTACCTGTATGACAAGCTCCTTAACCAGCCTAATTCATGGATGACCTCTGCATTATTCTGGTCGATGGTTGAAGCATATGTCTGCCTACGTGGAAACTTTCTTGCTTATAAATCAGGCTTACCGGGCAGACCAATAAAAGAACTCATTCCTATTAACTGGGATAAAATAGAAAAAGTTGAACAAAACGAAGATTATTCAGTAACTTACACCATACGCTTAAAAAATGGAGAATTAAAAACCTTGTCGCAAGATCAGGTTATGCATATACGTGGGCTACTTACCCTTGACGGTTATACAGGGGTTAATCCTATCCAGTATTCCAGAGAAACAATAGGTCTTGGGCTGGCAAGTGAGAAGTTCCTTACAAAGTATTTTGGGAGAGGGCTTCAACCTGGTGCCATTGTTAAGCATCCCCTTTCTTTGAGCGCACAAGGTAACGCAAACCTGAAAGCCGTATTAAAGGAAAAATACGAAGCTCTCAAAACAGACCAAAACTTTATGCTGCTTGATGAAGGCATGGACATAACATTTCCAACAATAAAGCTCGTTGATGCTCAATATCTCGAAATTATGAAGATGAACGAATCCGATATATGCGGTCTTTTTCGTGTTCCACTTATGCTTATACAGTCAGGCGATAAAACCCCGACATACGCAAGTGCAGAGCAGTTTATGATTAATTATTCCACGATGGGCGTGTCTCCTGATTGCCGTAATTATGAGCAATCAATCAGGAAAGACCTTTTGACGGAAGAGGAAAAGAAAAAATATTATGCAAAGTTCGAGATGCGCGGGCTTTTACGCGGGGCGTTCAAAGACCAGATGGAAGGGTTTGCAGTTGCCATCGACAAGGAAATTATGAACCCCAACGAATGCCGTGATGTATTAGATATGAACCCCTATAAAGGGGGAGACGTATACAAAACAAGAACGAGTACGACTAAACAACAGGGCCAGGGGGTGCAGGAGTGAAATTCAACTATCGTAATGCCAAAAACGCCGAGGCGGTGGCCAAATTATACGGCAAACCCTTGAACCGTCCCGAATGGTACAAAATCGAAGCTGTGGCCGATGATGAAGCAGAGATAATGATTTATGATTTTATCGGCTGGCCCTTTAACGATGCCGGTGAATTTGTCAGAGCGTTAAATGGCATAACATCGAGTACAATCAAGGTAAGAATAAATTCTCCCGGCGGGGATGTGTTTGATGCTATGGCGATCTTCAACGCATTGCAATCCCATAAATCGAAAATAACCACACGCATTGAATCTCTTGCGGCCTCGGCAGCTTCATTTATTGCGATGGCGGGGAAAGAAGTACAGGCATATCAAAACGCAATGATGATGATGCACAACAGCCATGTTTATACCGTTGGCAATCAGTACGACTTACGAGAAATAGCAGACTTATTGGAGAAGATAGATAGCAACATGGTTGACATTTACGCTGCTAACTCCAATGTCGGCAAGAAAGAAATCAAAGAAATGATGAAGGCAGTAACATGGATGACGGCAAAAGAAGCCAAAGAAAAAGGCTTTGTCGATACAATTATTGACGGTAAGGGCGCGGCTAAGGCCGCTTTTGACCTTTCAATCTTTGCAAATTGCCCGGAATATTTAACTAAAGATAACAATTATCAAGAACCAACAGAAAGAGAGATTGAGAAGGTCTTGAGGGATTCAGGGCTTTCTAAGAATAAAGCACAGGCCATACTTGCGGGAGGCTGGAAGGCTGTTAGTGCGCAAAACGAAGCAGAGGTTGAAGCATGTCAAAAGGTAATCAAAATCATAAAAGGAGGTATTTAACATGCCAGATTTAAAAGAAATGATTGAAACAATAGGCCAGTCTTTTGAAGAATTTAAGGCCGCAAATGATTTGAGGATAAAGGAACTCGAAAAAGGTAAAAGCGATCCTGTCCTTGCGGAAAAAGTAGACAAGATAAGCGCTGACCTTTCTAAGATGGCCGAGATGAAGAAGCAGCTTGAGGCCATTGAAACAGCCGTTGCTAAAATGGATTTCCCAGGCGGTGGTGATACCAACCCTAACGCAAAAATTAAAAAAGCCCATGCAAAAGCATTTGATACATGGTTCCGTAAGGGGATTGAGGGTGATCTTAAAGACTTGCAGATTCAGGCAAGCCTTTCAACCCTTTCTGACCCCGACGGCGGATTCCTTGTGCCCGAGGAGATGGAAGCAACCATTGACAGGATTGCGACAACCGTATCTGCGATGCGCCGGATATGCACGGTACGGAGAATAGGCACAAGTGAATACAAAAAACTTGTAAGCCAGGGCGTGAGCGATGCCGGATGGGTAGCGGAGAAAGGTAGCAGAGCAGAGACAGACACGCCGACATTGAGACAGATCATAATTAACACGAAAGAACTGTATGCAAACCCGGCTATTACACAGGAAATGCTTGACGATGCGCGGCTTGACGTTGCAGCTTGGCTTGGGGATGAGGTATCTATGGACTTCAACGAACAGGAAGGAGATGCATTCATCGGCGGCAACGGTGTTGAAAAACCCAAAGGCATTGCGGCATATACGATGGTTGCAAACGCTTCTTACGCTTGGGGTAAAGTTGGTTATATTGCCAGCGGGCATGCAACGCAACTTAACAATGCCGACAAGCTCATCGACTTACAGCACGCGCTCAAATCTGTATATCGCAACGGTGCAGTATGGCTTATGGCTGATTCTACCGTTAATCAGATTCGTAAACTCAAAGACGGTGAAGGAAACTATCTTTGGAGGCCGGGCCTTGCAGAAAACGCATCAGATACATTGTTAGGAAAGCCGGTTGAAGTCGATGACAATGTGGATGCCATCGGCAAGGATAAATATGCTGTATTCTTCGGGAATTTCAAACGGGGTTATCTCATAGTTGACCGCTATGGAATCAGGGTACTCCGTGACCCTTACTCCAACAAACCCTATATCCATTTTTACACCACGAAGAGGGTTGGCGGCGGGATTGTGATGTATGAAGCGATCAAAGCACTCAAAATAAGCGCGTAAGTTTTAAAAATCTATATTTGGAGGTTAAACGATGAAAGATTTATATAACAACATAGTCCCGGAAGTGGTGATGGCCCCAATCGCTGTAACTGGTCATACCAGCAATCAAGATATTGACCTTGCCGGTTTTAATTCATGCCTGATAGCGGCAATAACCGGCGCAGGCGATATTGCATCACCGAATTATATGAATTTCAGGATATCCCATGCAGACGATGACGGTACAGGCGCAGCAGGTAGTTACTCTTATGTTGAGGATAAAGACCTTCTCGGCGCGGGGGCTGTGACAGATGGTGTACCGGCAACTCCACTTATAGATGCAATTGATTCTGTCTTTTGCATCGGATATGTAGGCGGTAAGAGATTCCTCAAAATCGAGCTTAGAGAAGCAGCAAACACAAACGCCATTATCGGCCTGTTTATTATTAAGGGGCATCCCCTTGATGCTCCGGCTATTTCGTAATGTAGGCTAAAGGAGGCGATATGAAAAAGTATCTTTTACTCGTTTTCGCTGTTTGTCTTGTGGCTACTCTGGCACTGGCAGCCGATACGACATACACAACTAAGTTCTACGTCCAGCAGGGCGGGGATAGGGCGGTTGTTGCAGACGGCGGATCTCTGGATGTGGAAAGCGGCGGTGAAATAGACGTCGAATCCGGGGGTTCTCTGAAGCTCGCCGGTACAGCCGTCACGTCGACAGCAACAGAATTAAACAAGCTGGCAGGGATAAGCGGTGACGTGATTACAACTACGAACACCAAAACCATGACCAACAAGACGCTAACAACCCCGGTTATTAGCAGTATCTATACCGATGCAACGAAGGATAAGCTGATAACACTTCCGGCAACTACCGATACGCTTGTTGGAGTAGGCTATGCTCAGACGCTAACCAATAAAACGCTCACGACCCCGATTATTGCTTCTCTGTATCAGGACGCAGGAAAAACCAAGCTACTCACAATGCCCGCGACTTCCGATACATTAGCCACGCTGAATACTGCTGAGACGTTGGTTAATAAAACTTTAACCACGCCTATTCTGGCAAGTTTCTACCAAGACGCAGGAAAAACGCTTCTGATTACTGTACCAGCCACAACCGATACACTGGCAACACAGAACGACACAGAAACGCTCACAAACAAGACATTGACCTCGCCAGTTATCAACACTCCAAGCGTTGTTCAGAGCGTGGCATTCCATGACTACGGTGCATCCTCGGCGGATTGGACTCTATCGGCAACAGAACAGAAAGCAATATTACTCTGGGTGACAAATGCAGGCGCAGCATCAAATATAGTTGCTCCGGCTGAAGCACGGATGTATTTCGTTTATAACAATTCCGGGCAGAATGTCACAATAGCAGCAGGAGGCACAGGCATAACCGTTGCCGACACAAAGGTAGCGGGTGTTATTTACGCTTCCGGCGACTATGTAAGGTTGACCCCTGATGGTGCGTACTGATAATGACATCACGCGCACCATTTACCGTTTCGTTTAAAGCGTTGTTGGGGGCGGTGGCAATCATCGCCCTCGCAACAACGTTCTATTTACCGCATGTTGACGGCATACGGATTAATCGTTGGTTAATGCTGGGTATATCTATGCTGACCGTATGCTCGATGCTTGTATTCGCAAAAAGCAAACTGGCAGGGTTTTTCATCTTCTGGATTG